GCTTTATATATGATTCATCTCCCTTGGGGCGTTGCGCAGGGAACTGCTAATGATATGCGTGATACAGCTAATATTCTTGATAAAATAAAGTCTACAATGACAACTATTTATCTTGAAAAATGCAATAAAAAGAAAAAAGACAAAGACATGATGAGCGGTTCGGATATAGATTCTATGATGGAAGAGGAAACATGGCTTACCGCCCAAGAAGCTTATGATATGGGGTTCTGCGATGAGATAGGCGAAAAGATGGATATGGCCGCCTGTGTTAAGTTTGTCCCGGCAATGGCTAAGGCGGGGTTTAAGCATATCCCCAAGATAGGTGATGAACCTGATAATAAACCTCAATTAACAATTAAAAATGCCGAGAAAAGCCTACGTGATGCAGGTTTTTCTCATAAAGATGCAAAGGCGATTCTGTCAGAAGGGTTTAAGGGTTATCAGCGCGACGTTGATAGTCCTCTGGCGCAGCGTGACGTTGCGTCGTCTATTCCCCAAAGGATAGACCGTGTTGCAGCTTTATTGCAGAAGGCAGAAGAGATAGCGCCAACAAGAATAACTATTTAATAACAGTCTATCCTAAAGGAGGATACGCAAATGAAAACCATTACCCAATATAGAGAGGACATTAAAGCCCTCACCAAAAAAATAAATGATATCGACGCACAGTGTGTGATGGAAAGTCGCGACCCCAGTTCCGCGGAAATCAATATGAAGGGCGAACTTATGAATGAGGTCGTCAATATCAAAGCTATTATCGACACGCAAGAACGTCAGGAAGCCCTTTTCAGCGGGCTTGATGCCCCTGTCGCGCCTCCCAAGACGTTTGCGTCTGCGCGCATGGAATCGCCCACTGAAGCGCGTCCTAAAGACAGATTCCTGTCCCTTGGAGAACAGCTTTCGGCAGTCATTAATGCCGGCAAGCCAGGCGGGAGGATTGATCCTCGGCTCTTTAATGCGGCAGCCGCAAGTGGGCTTAGCGAGTCAGTCCCGTCTGATGGAGGTTTTCTTGTACAGCAGGATTTTGCGGATAAGCTCTTTGAAAACTTGTATGATAATTCTTTGATCGTTTCCCGTTGCGAGAAAGTTCCTATTTCAGGGACTTCTAATGGGATAATTCTGAATGGTTTTGATGAAACCAGCCGGGCATCTTCAACTTTTGGCGGGATAGTTATCTATCATGCAGATGAAGCTGAAGAAAAAACTAAGTCGAAACCTAAGTTTAGGCGTGTCGAGCTGTCCCTTAAAAAACTTATCGGGATGTGCTACCTTACCGACGAGCTGATGATGGACGCTCCGGCTATGCAAGCCCGTGTTGATGCGTCGTTCCGGTCGGCTTTTGATTTCCAGGTACAGGATGATCTCATTAATGGGACTGGCGCTGGCATGGCTCTGGGCATCCTTAATTCCGGTTCTTTGGTTACCGTCTCTAAGGAAGCTGGACAAAGGGCATCCACTATCGTCGCGGAGAATATAATTAAGATGTATTCTCGGCGTTTTGCGGCACAGACCGGGAATTATGCTTGGTTCTACAATCAGAACATCGAACCCCAGCTCTTTACGATGTCCCTGAACGTGGGAACTGGGGGAGTCCCGCTTTATATGCCGCCCGGAGGTTTGAGCGAATCTCCTTATGGAAGAATCCTTGGACTTCCCGCTTATGCCATTGAGCAGTGTGCAACGCTTGGTACGGTTGGAGACATTATTCTTGCGAACTGGAAAGACGGGTACATCATGGCTACAAAGGGTGGTATCCAGAGTGATATGAGTATCCATGTAAGGTTTATTTATGACGAGCAGGTACTGCGTTTTGTCCTTCGTCAGGATGGCCAGCCGTGGAGAGCTTCTGCACTTACCCCATACAAGGGCGGGTCGGGTTCTACGCAGTCGCATTTTATCGCGCTTGAATCTCGGACGTAGATTTATTGAATTTAATTCTTAACCCCCAGCAGCTTAGGTTGCTGGGGAACCTTACCAAAAGGAGGATTTATTATGTTAGCAGAAAAAGCGAAAATTGTACCAGTAGCGATTACAGTAGACGCGCAGGGCGGTGTAGACTTCGATAGCATCGATATGTCAAGATTTTCGAAGTGTACGTTTGTTGTATTGCTTGGCAATGCCGGGAATACGACTCTGTTGACTTCCATCGGTGCTACCGAGGGGGCAAAGACGGCAACTGTTGACCATACTTACGCTGCCGGTGGCGCGGCTATTGGAACGGCTGTAGCGGGCTCAACCGCTTCTTGCGATGTTCTTGCTGCTTGGGCAGCCGCAGCATCTGGAACTGTTACCGCAAATTGGTCTAACTTGATGGTGGTTGCTGAAGTAAAGGCATCGCAAATGGGAGCTTACCGGTGGCTTACGGGAACGATTACTACAACTAATGCTGTAGCATGTACGGCAGTTGCGATTCTTACGCCCAGATATACCGGGAATAGGTCGGTAACGGCCCTTAAATAAACCAACCCTGAAGGTAGGGGGTGAATACTTCTCCATCCCCCAGGGCTAACCCCCTATCTTCAGGAAAGGCCAAGGAAGGGGGATTTATGTTAAAAGAAGAGATAGAGATGGTACGGCAGATAGCAATTGAGGAAATATCGCGAGCGTTGTTTTCTTTCGACGGCGCAATGAAAGATAAAGTCGAACAAATAGTAAAGGATGCTCTTGAGTATAAACAGAAGCCTGCTAAGCCTTCCAAGGTTATTACAGACGGCTATTAACAATTTAACTGGCACAATCTTTTTATGCCATCTCGTAGGAGGAAAAAATGAGAAATTATAGTGTGTCAACCCAGGATGTAGTAAGCGATCTTAAGGCAGGTCTTAAGGTAGAGACCAGCACCTTCTTGAATGCTACATATATAGTTGTTGATCAAACCACATTGTTTAATGTGAAGGGTTTGGTTAGAATATACTACTTGGGAATTGAAGCAATTACAGCGTGGTCGGCGGATGCGACTACTATTAAATTTGGATATGATGCATCAACCCCGGCAGTGGCGGCAGTTGATCTTTGTGCTGCTTCAGCAGCATTGGGCAGTTTGGCAATTGGCAAGAGAGTTTCAGTTTTGGGCGATGCTCTTGCAACAGGCGCGTTAGTTTCCGCTAATTCCGGGGTTTCCCTGCAGACCAATCCTATTGATGTAGGATGCCACGGCGGGGAGGGTGTATTGTATATTACGGGAGCGGCTGCGGCGCAGACTGGGGCGACGGCAACATCTAAGGCAACGTGTATTTATGTCCCATTGTCTGACGGTGCTTATGTTACAGCAGCTATCTAATTTAAACCATAATATCAGGGGCTATGCTTGTTGATGGTAGCCCCATTAAGGGGCAACTAAAATGAGCGTCTTAAAAAGTGTATCAACAGGTGCGGCGGCAATATCTACAACAATTTCTCCTTCCAGCGCCTTCGCCATAGATTCTATCCAACTTCATTTGTCAGCGGCAGGGGGCGGCGACAACCTAACCGTGACAGTAGATGCTTATGATGGGGCTGCATACGACACAGTTCTCTATACACAGGATATGACGGCTGTTACAGATTTATATTGGCAGCCCGATCGTCCGATAGAGCTTGAGAATGGTGACAAGGTGATAGTGGCATGGGCGAACGCAGGAGGGAAAACATACGGGCTAACCGTTAGGTGGCTCGGGAGATAATGCTATGCTTCAGATGAATGGGTACGGGACAGTTTCGAACGGGCAGAAAATGCGGGCAAGATTGATTCTTCTTTAGAGAGGTAAGGATATGTTTATTAACATTATCAAAAAAAGATTTCGTGAAGGGTCAACATGGAAAGGAATTCTCTCTTTATTGACCGGGTTAGGTCTGTTTTCCTTAACGACTGCGCAAGCTGAATCTATAGCGTCCGCTTGTACAGCAGTTTATATGGCCTTATCAGTATTGATGCCGGATAAGTTTTCCGGGGAGTCTCCTGAGGACGAACGGGAAAACGATGGAGAGTGATAACGATAATAATGAGTTCCGTCCGAAAGAACATAAGCAGCGGATAATTTCCAAAAGCTGGAAATGTGATTGGGATACATGGCTGCTAAACTTATTCAGAAGAAAGGGGGAAGATCATGCAAGCCTTTTTACAGATCGTTCGGTTGGTTCCTGTTATAGTGGAGTTAATCAAGGAGATAGAGAAGATAATCCCGGAGGGGGGAAAGGGTCAGGAAAAGCTTGAGTTTGCCCATAAACTTCTCGAAGCAGGATATGAAGAGGTGACAACTCTTTGGCCGGTGATTGAGAAGGTTATCGCGGCTACAGTTACACTTCTGAACTCTACCGGTATATTAAAAACAACAAAATGAAAACAGGCATTTCAAAACAGAAAGCGGCAATTAAAAAGGAAAAACGTCTTAAACGCAAAAGACGAGGAAGAGGAAAATGAGCGGTGTAAACTATCAAATAAATACGCAGCCTGCTTCTGAGCCTGTGTCATTGCAGGAATTAAAACTTCATTTAGGTCTTTCTTCTGGGTCTTTTTCTGACAACATTGATATTACTCAATGCATCCCCCCCGCTTCGCATGTAGTAACTACTGGATATGACCTTTACGGAGCGGGGGTTGATGTGCTTGGCCTTCAAGCAGTGGTTATTTTAGATGCCGGGACTAATCTTCCAACGGGAACGGTAGATGTCAAGATACAGGAAAGTGATTCCAATACTGAAACGATATCTATTGATGTATCGCCTGCGTCAGATTGGGTTTCCGGCGATATTATAACCGGACAGTCAAGCAACGTCACGGCTACAGTTGTAGCCAAGCTGACAGATACAACCTACACAATAGAAAATCGTTCTGGCGTATATACATTAGGAGAAACTATTGGCGTGACAGGTGAAGCGGCGAAGCTGGCCGATCAAGGGGCAACGAAGCCTACCTTTTCAGGCGCCGGCTACGCAGACTGGACTGAAGGGGCTTTTGCGCAGGTAACTACGGCAAATGATAATACATCCTATGAGAAGGCTTATACAGGCGTTAAACGCTATATCCGTTCCGTCGCTAAGACGTTATTGGCTTCTTGCACCTTTTCCGTGTCTATAGTTAGGAACCAAGCTATAGCTGCCGATGATGCCTTGCTTAGCGAATTAATAACTGCTTCCCGAATTTCAGTTGAGAATGATACCCGTCGGGCGATAGTAACTCAAACCATAGATTATTATCCCGCTGCATGGCCTACGTCTGATAAAATTAAGCTCCCCCTCGGCAACCTCCAATCAGTATCATCCATAATATACAAAGATAGTAATGGCGTAGAAACTACCATGACTCCGACCACGGACTATCTCGTAGAGACGAACGGTGATAAGTGCGGTTATGTTGTCTTGCCCTATGGCGGCTCATGGCCATCAACAACTCTTTTCCCGACCAAGCCTATTACGATTACATACATTTGCGGTTATGGGGATGCGGCGAGTGTGCCATCTACCGTTAAACAGGCCATAAAGAGGCGCTGTGCTAATTTATATGAGAATAGGGGTGAAGATACCGTCGGAGGCTATTCGTTGTCTGTAATCGAAGATAAGACCTATAAACGGCTAATTAATATTATCCCCCCTATCTTTGATGAGGAGTTCCTTTGATGGTTAGGATAGGTTCCCGGCGCATATGGATATCGCTTCAGGCGCCTATTGTTTCTCGCGACGCTATGGGGACGCCTGTAACGTCTTATTTAACTGTAGCTACTGTTCCCGCTAAAGAAACCGCTATGCGGTCAGACGAAGCGATAGTTGCTATGGCGCAAACGGGCTATGTAATTCGTAACTTTAATATTCGTTACCGGTCAGATGTTAATGCCAAATGGCGGGTATTGAAAGATGGTAAGCAAATGGCGATTATAGCTCCTCCGATAGATATAAACGGGATGAGGAGAGAACTTGACATAAAGGTAAAGGATTCTATTTAATGGGGCCGCTGATAATAGCTTTTAGAAATCTCTTGATTAATAGTTCATCTATAACATCCTTGGTGGGAGACCGCGTTTATTTCGGATCGCCTGACTCTGGCGCTAAGCTTCCATATATTGTGTTCCATAATATTCCTGACGCCCCTGATAATACCTTCACGGAACATTATGATAATTATGTAATACAAGTATCTATATTTTCCCCTAAGTCAGACGGTGCGCTTGCCGTTTCCAATATCTTCGATGCTGTAGCAGCCCTGTTGGAGGAACATTTAGCTAAAACCACCTTGCTTGTTTCTGGATATACAACGGAACATGTAAAGCAAGCATCATCCCCTTTCACTACAATCGATGATATGTCGGTTCTCGAAGATGGGACTACCGGAATGTATATATGGACAATAGATTTTAATATAAGTCTAAGCCTAAATTAACAGAAAGGAAGCTAATGGAAGTATCTATTATCATCCCGGTATTGAACAGGCAGGACGAAACCCTTGAATGTATCCAATCAATTCGAGATACAACTGATCCTTGTGAAATAGTTATTATCGATAACGGAAGTTCCCCTCCATTTAAGGCCCCCTTTAGTGGATTCCATGAAATTAAAGTCATTCGCAATGAGATGAACGCAGGTTTCCCCAAGGCAGTTAATCATGGGGTTCAAGAGGCAAAATATAACACTATTGTTTTATTGAACAATGACGTTATTCTTACCCATAATGCAGTCAATAAACTAATAGAGCCACTAAATAATGGCTATTCGATTACGGGGCCTGTAACAAATTATGCTTGCGGAATGCAAAAAGTTCAGGCTGGATGTTATGAAAATATAAATGAATTATATCAAGAAGCGCAACTATGGGAGGAAACTGTAGGACGTGGCTCTATAGTAGACGTTAATTTCGTTATAGGCTTTTGCATGGCGTTCAAGAAAAACCTGTGGGAAGAAATAGGCCCATTCGATGATTCGTTATGGCCATGTTCAGGGGAGGAAATAATCTTTTGTCTAAAGGCCCGTGAAGCGGGCCATAAGGTGGGAATAATTTACGATTGTTATGT